CTTCTCATCATCAATACTCTTCAACTCTACTTTCTTCTCTTCCTTTAGCGCAATGAAGTCCTCCTCAATGGCAGGCTGCTCAACTACGCTGATTGCTTGGATGCCTGTGATAAAAGCCTCCTCATCAATTATTAGTTCAATAATGTTCATCATCCGAAACTTGCTGTATTTACTTTATTTCTATCTAACTCCTGCTGTGTGGTTACATCTCCTGCAACTACATAAGCACGCACAGGACGCTCACGAGAGACGCTCTGTGCTAACTGATTAAACCCACTTGTACCTACAATGTTAAACTGAGGCGTTTGACTTGGGGCTGTAGGCGTGTCTATCGTAGCCGACCCTCCGCCATATTGAGTGCGTTGGATGCTTGCCACCTGAGCTAAACCTGTGACCCCTGCAATACCTGCATTCGCTAAGCGCACAGGGAAAGGTAGTAACCCATCTGCACCCTCAGCCTTTAATGCTCCGATGATAGCCTGATAAGTAGCCACCAATGCCTGCCCCTGGCTCAAGCGCTTCTGTATATTGAAGGCCTTCTTAGCACGCTCCTCGTCTTCACCCGCAAAGGCTTCAGCGATGTCGCTCAATGCCTCGAGACCTGCAGAGGCTATCTCAAACTTAGCGTCTCTGAGCTCTTCTTCTTTCTCCTTGCGTAACTCAAACGTTTCATTATCTAACTCACGCACCTCGTTTTGGTACTCAGCCTCAATGACCTTCTTTTGGTCAGCAAGTTCCTTGTACAATTCGCTTTCCTTATCTAAGACAGCCATCTGCTCATCTAAGTCAGCTATACGGAGGTTCTTAATCTCTTCAATGTTCTCACGCTGTAGAGCTATCTTCTTTTCCTCACTTCTTTCAGCAATGACGGCAGCCTCGTTCTCAATCTCTGTCAATTCAATGGCACGTTCACGGGCGGCTATACCCGCCTCGTAACGTTCCAAGTCAAGGTCTCTTAGCTCCTCGTTAAGTTGGATGTTGTTACTCGTGATGTCCGCCTGTACCTGCTTAACGTCATTGAGCTTTTCCTCATAGGCTATACGATCCTCCTCAAGGCCTGAGATTTCATACTGCTGACGCAAAGACTCAGCCTGAATGTTAAGCTGCTGCTTCTGCTTCTCTAAGGACTCAACACGCAGCTGATTTGCAGCTCTTGCTAATCGCTCACGCTCGTCAAGGCTGATGTTCTCCTTGTTCTGAGCACTCTCAGCCTCTTCAATAAGGCTGATGTACTCGGTTTGGATTTGGTTGATGCGAAGGTCAGCCTCCTCAGCCTTTCTTCTCAGGGCTACAATGTTCTCAGCTTGGTCAGTGACTTTCTTGATGTCAATGTTCTGAATAGCATCGGCAGCGTTTTGAGTAACCTCGCTTATGCCATTGGCAATCTCACCTACAGCATCTACAAAGTTATTGGCTACGCTCTTGGCATTCTCTGCCAGAGCGCTACCCGTGTCAGCAATCTTGCTCTTCGTTTCTTCTATCTCGGCATTTAGGGCAGCTAACTTATCAGGGTCTTTATTACCAAAGAAGCTGTTCTCCCACGCCCGTTGTGCTACAAGCACCCCGAGCTTAATGCTCTCTAAGGAGATGACTAATAGATTAAGCGCACCTCTTACAATACCACCTACAACAGCACCCGTTTTCTCAAAGCTAACGTTGCTATTTGACACCGCTTGATAAACCGTGTCAAACGCAATAGATAATCCAACAGAGACCTTCTCAAGGGCATCTATAACAGGCTGCGTATTCAGTGCAGCATCCTTCAAGAAGTTCAACCCATCAATAAGGAACTTGACACCCGTAGCCTTAAGCGCAAGACCGAAACCCGTAACACCCTTGGTCAGCTTCTTAAGGGCTGCAAGGTTGCTCTTGTTAGCCTCAGCGTTTTCCTTGGTAGCCTTCGTATTTTCCTCAACAGCGTCAGTAACCTCTTCAACGTTCTCAGCCGTTTCCTTAGCCGACTCCGCAACATTGTCAAGGGTGTCAGCTAACTTGTCTATTTTCTTTTCTATGTCAGAGGTGTCTGCCTCTACTCTAAACGTCTTCTCTACCGCCATCTGTTCTTAATGTGTTTTTTTATCTGTGCCCAAGTGCGGGGTAGCTCATACCTGCCCTTAGCTATGTCTATCGTTTCACTTCTCTTGTCCGTCTCTTTTAGAGCGGCCAAGATTTCACCTAATGCACTATACATCGTTCAACAATTCTAATTTGGCTTCACCCGTTCCAAGGTTTAACGATACCGAGTTAATAATGTAGTTGCGCTCCTGGATCGTGAGCTTGTCATTTACCTTTAAGTTGAGCATTATCTGTAGCGGCAGTATAGCACGCATAGTAAACACCCTCCTGCTTGGGTCATACAAGTCAGTAATGTAGTCCTGCCAATAGTTTCTGTAGAGGCTCTGTGTGAACCCCTGCAATAAGTAAGGGTCAACCTCTGTACCAAAGTTTATGGTCTGTGTGACGTTCTCAGCAACGCTGTTATTGACATTTCCGATGAGCCACATATCTTGCTTTTGATTTGCAGCATTATTCATATCCGTATAGCTCCAATGGTAAGCTAAGGCTACCCGTAAATTTGCAGGAGCATAGAAGATAATAGGCTTCCCGATGTAGGGCTCTTCCTCTCTCGTTACACATTGGCCTATATTCAGTTCTGTGAGTCCTAAGTTCTGAGAGGGCTGTGGGTTGACATCACTCAATCGCTCAAATAGCATATTGTCAAAACCTACCTCAACCTCAAAGTCATCAGCATCAAAGTCAAAGTCTGCCCGTAGGTCTCCATAGCCTATGTCGTTTTGTAGTCGGTACTGCTCACCAAGTATAGCTTCCGTCTCATTAAAAGAGTAAGAGATTCTTCTGTATAGGTTGGGCTTAGCTATGTTTATCTCTGATACGTCTACATAGTCAGTCACATCTCTTGTAGTACCCTCAGCGTACCAATCGTCAAGCGGCTCTATGTCATAGGCCGTACTTGACGTTGGCACTATAACTAAGTTGAACATCTTGATAAGGCTGCTTAAGAAGTCGAAGACCTTCTGCTCTGGCATTTGGTCAGCGATAACAACCGTGGTGGTGATGCTCTGACCAATCTTACTTACGCTGTCACCTAAGTTCCAACTGCTCAGGTAGAAGTATTCTATATCAGCAGTGACCACACCAATAGATACTACTGAGCCGTCCCAATCTTCAGGGGGTGCAAGCCTGAGCTGCACCCTGTCACCTACATCTAACGTCCCTAAGTAAATGGTAGCAGAAGCGTTCCCATCGTGGGAACGGCTGCTCGCCAACTCATCGTTTATGTATACCTGTATTCTATATTGGTCTGATGAGGTGGTAGAGTATGCTACTCGTAGCTCCGTCTCTTGGGCTGCCGTGATAGTATACTCCTGAGTAGTTAGGTCATAGTCTCCTGTAGTGTTTGAGGTGAATTGTATAACATCCGCCTCTTTCCCGTTGGGTTGATCCTTGAACATATACCCCGCCCTGCGGTGACACCACATAAACAACTTGCCAAAGTCAGCACTATCAAAGAAGTCACTATTAAAGGTCACCCCATATTTAGCCTCTATAGCATCTACAATCTTCTGCAGCTTAATCGCAGGCTTTAGGTCGTAGTAGAACACCCCGTGGGTAGGGTCATTGTGGTAGTGGATGTTGCCCGCTCCGTGAGACCCCTGGCTGTCCCAATACCATCGAGTGACAGGGGTAATCATTGGGTAGATGATAGCATCTCCTGTACCACTTACATAAGCATTGATACCCGTCTCAATGTTGGTGTCATTGTAGGTGTGGTTCTGTGCAGAGAGGTCAAGGTCATTCAATGTGTCATCCCCAAACAAGTCCTTGAGGTTGGTCATATTGCCATAGAAAGAAACCTTATAAGCATAGGGCTTCATATTCTTAACCTGCACACTCTCTAACTCAATAAGCCCACTGCGGAAAACATTATTGTTTACCTCTATGAAGGCAGACGCTCGTGTGTTGGCATCGAAGCCCCCACTCACGTCTACATTGTAGTAGTGCTTAAAGATACCATTGTTGTTAGGTGAGGCAGGCAGGGTAAAGCTCTTAGAGAAGTCACCAAATACCTTGGACAGGTCTTTGATGTTCTGAGCGCTCAAGCTAATCTCGATGCCCTCATCCTCAAAGAGGTCTACACGCTGACCGCTGATATATAAGTCTACTCTATTCATAGATGCTGTCGTAGGCGTGTTGTACCTGAATGGTATAGTTGATGGTCTTCTCAGTGATGTGCTTCTGGAGGTCTAAGCTGTTGGTCAACACATTCACAGGTATGCCGTCAAGCAGCACACGCTCTGAAGCGAGTAGCTGCGTCATAAGCTCGCTATAGTCTTCACCTACCCATCCTGTGTTTAAGGTGAGTGAGGTGCGGTAGTTTGTGTTGAACCTCTTGTACTGCTCGTCAGTAGTTGAGTAGCTGAACCCTGTTGATCCTGTAGAGCCTAAAGCCTTTCTGTACTCACTCGTTCTCGTTTGTATCTGCTCAGAGCTACGCTTAAAGAAGTTGACGCTCTCCCATACCCCGTTCTTATTGACAAACTGAATAAGGCTTGGGGTGTACTTGCTCTCACAGGTAGGGTAGAACCTACGGGTATCTAATGTAGTCCCGTCTTTGTCTTTGAGGTTGATGTCGTAGTATTTCGTGTAGGTTAAAACCTCACCAACGCTGTCTACCCAAGTGCCAAGGTTATCAACGCCACAAGGTAAGAGCATCACTCGCTCCTCGGCTTGTACGCCTTGGAGGTCGCTCTCTGAGATTCTTATGTCAATGTTGTAGCCTCCGTCACCTAATATCTCAACAGACTCAAGACCGATATTAGCACATAGAGGACTCCCCTCAACCGTCCCACCATCAGCAACTACTCTATCCTTATAAGCCCAATAGATGTCATAGCCCTCACCCCACTTACCGAGGTATACAGGTACAACCTCATTGCCTGAGTCTTGGATGTACTTCTGAACGTTTACAGATGCAAAGCCCTTGTTCACCTCTTTGTTGGCTGCCTCAATGAATATGTGGTAGCCGTTAGACACCTCAAAGATTTCTGAGCTCCCTGTGTCGTTTATGGTTTGGGGTGGGGTAGACTTATTGAGGTAGTTGACCTCGTAGTCTACCTGTACCCAAACAACGCTGTCATTCGGGACGTAGCTAATATCTGTAACGTCAAACCCTGAATAGGTATTGGTCAGGTACTCCTGAACCATAGGCGCTATATCAAAGGATACGTTAGTGCCTGCAAACACATCTCTAAATAAAGTGTATTCAGGGTCAGCAGGGCGTGAACTGCGTGACCCGTTCCAGATGTATACATCAAGGGTGACATCTACTAAGTTGCTTGCTGCACTGCCATAGGCTGTGGATATAAAAATAGGACTGCGTGCCCCTACTAAACTCTCAGGTGTTACTATTGCCATATTAGAATGGTTTTACTTCTTTCAAAAATTCTTCTACATCCTTATTTAAAGCCTCAACAAACTCGGGAGGTAATTTATCAAGCTCTTGTCTGAAGGCTTGACTGAACCATTCCGTCTTCGGTATGCCTCGCTGCTTAATAGAGCGACCAATGAGGAATGCAGCTGTTTTCTTATTCTGTGCACTCTGCTTAATGAACTGACCCGTTTTAAGGTCTCTTACTTTTATTCTACGTTGACGCATCCACTCCTCTATGAATCGTGTAGGAGGTTGACGCTTTCTAAATGAGAATCGGCTGTTGCCAGGGGCTCTGTACTTCACCCCGTCAACACCCTCATCTAAGAATACCCCATAGCGCTCAAAGAAGAAGTCTACCGCAGGGTGTGGAGCGATACCTGTTACAGAGGTTATCGTGTCCTTCAGCTTTCCCGTGCTTACATTCCTGCGTCTCTTGAACGACCCGTCATTATATCTAATGCTACGGGTTGCACCGAGGTTAAGCCTTGCTGCTCGGATGACCCGCTCAGCAAAGGCCTTCATAACCGCCTCTTCATTGTTACGCCTAAAGACTAATCTTGACATATGCTTATTGTGTTCGGCACATTGATAGTCATATCAACAGCCCACCCTACCAAAACGTTCTCATAGCGATCCATAAACGGCTGCGCTGTAGGGTTGCCATCAACCTGAAACTTATCAGTGAATAGGTCACCCTTAGTCATAGCCATCACCAAATCATTGATGACATAGAACTGAGTATTTAGAATGTCCTGCTCATTGCTTACCCCGTAGAATGGTTCTGCCTCATCTCTTGGATTGTCCTTACTGATGTCAGCGACATCCATAGCCATAACGCTAATGGTGAAGCTCACATACTGACGTGAAACGACAGCATTGCCCAACATAATGTGTGAGAGGGGGAAGATGCTTTGCTTGTTTAAGTCTACATCTAATATGTCCCCAAATGTAACCGTGTTGACCTGCTCGTTAGCTTCGAGGTGGTCTTTGATTTTTGTTAGAATATCATATACCATAAAAGGTTAACCCCTTTGCGCCATATTTGTAGCACAAGCAGTTAACCTTTCTTTTTAAGCAGGGCCATTTCAACCTCGTGCTTCTCCTTGTCAAATATCATTTTGAGGAATATCTTTTGGAAGGGTGACCTCGTGACAAGCTCATATCTATTTACATCACCACCCGCTAAATGGTCTATAGCTCCATACCAACCCCACTTCCTTGAGAAGTTTGCTTGAAGGCTGAGGTCGGTGTTCCCGTCTCTTTCTTCTCCAAAGAGCTCTGGGTATCGCTCAATAATTCCTTTCTTAAAGTCCAAAAAAAAAGCGTTGCACCTAACGCTGCCCCTAACGGAAAATCCTTGTAACCCTCGTTAGGCTCATACTCCTGAATGTCGTACTTATTACCTACCCTGTTTGTGACAGGTCGGTAAAGTACGCCAATGGTCTTGTGTAAGGTTTGCATATCGCTGAGGTAGGTGTCTAAGTCGATGTACTCACCAAAGGTCAACTCCTCAAGGTTGGGCACAAAGCCATACTCCTTACCTCTGTACTTAACGATAGGCTGCAGCTTGTGATCCTGGCCCAACATAGTGAACAGCTCATTAGCTACGCCATAGAAGTCTTGGGTCTTCATCTTAAGCGCCTCCTTGATAGGTAGGCCTAAGAATATCTCCATCGCCTTAATGGTCTTGAAGTTGTTCTCTGACTCCTCTACCTTGAGGTATCTTTGGTACTGCTCAATAGTGAGCTCATCGGCAGACTCTGGAAACTGAATCTTAACGTACTGCGTACTTGCCATAGTTTGGTCTCGTTAGTTTATTGAATGTTGCGTATCGCATAGCGTCAATGGCGTGGTTAAAAGCGTCTATAGGTTTGTTGAGTAGCTTGCCGTTCTTGTCTTCTACCCATTTATAGTTCCTCATCTCCTTGACAAGGTTTCTGCCGTCAGCGTGTAGCTTGTATCTCTTCAGGACATCTATACCTGCGTTGATGGAGTCAGCCCCCTTGCGAGTGGGCTTGACGTTCCATCCCATCCTATACAGCTCCTCGATACTCTTAGGCTCTGCCGAGTCTGCATATATCTCAGCCCTTCTGTCTATGCCTAACGCTTTGAGCCTTTCTGAGATGTCCCTGTTCGTGAGGTTCGTCTCGTAAAGCAGTTCTTTTGCATATAGACTATGGTCAAGGACATACACCGCCACGAGAGAAGTGGGGTCATTCGTGAAACCAAAGTCCATACCATAGGAGAGGAGTTTAGCCTGTTCGGGTACATCCTCTTCCACAAAGCTAAAAACCGTTGCCTTGCTCTGACCCCTTTCACCCAATCCGTATATGCGCCAATAATCTTCATCCGTATTCTTGAGGCGTTCAATCTCTCGTATAATAGAAGAGTCAAGAAAAGGGTTATCAATGTAAGTAGACTTAATAAAGGTAACGTCATCTCTTGTGAGGAGCTTGTCGTAAATCCAATGGAAGTCATCAGAGGGGTTATAGTCAAGGTATATCTTCCCTGTTGTACGAACGAGCAACTGAAAGAAGTCTTCCCAAGTGAGTTCGTTTGCCTCATTGCAGAAGAGGTAGTCACGTCTTGCCCCCCTCTTTTTTTGAGGTTGGTCAAGACTGACAAACTCAATGATGTTCCCATTGATCCTGTAAATGTGCTCTGACTTGTTGTGGTCTTTTTCATTGTATAGCCCTGCATTGGTTAGTATCTCAATGAAGTCCCTCATAGCCGTCATCTTAAGGGACGGCAGGGACTTCCTTACAATAGTAAAGACCTTACCCCTCTCGGATAAAGCCTTAACCATTATTAGCTGTAAGAGTGAGTAAGTCTTACCTGAACGTGTACCACCTTGATTGACTACAATCTTAGTAGGGGCATCCCAATTCCTCTGGAATATCTCACTCGTCTGTATTTGTACGCTTGACAATTTCTATCTTGACTTCGTTAATCTGTTCGTCTGTTTCAATCTTGTTCTCAACTCTTGCGAGCTTTGGAGTAGTATACTCCGCCATTTGATTGATAATGGTCAGCGCCTTCTCAGGATTGTTCTTAGCTACCTTCTCCAACCACTCGGTCATATTGTCGAGGTTGTGCTCGACAAGCCTCGTGAATGCCTCCCTGATTTTATTTGTGCTCTTGTTAGGTGTGCCCTTCTGGCGGCCTCCCATCTTCTCGTGTCCTTCTTTAAATCCCATACTATATCCCACTACTTTAGTATGTTAACCTAAAAGTCAACAAAGTGTTTTAGTATGGCTACCTCATCACGAGATAGTTGCCCTCTCATATGTACTTGGATGAGCACATCTAAGAGGGCTTTGTAGTTCTGCTTATTGATAAGCATTAGGTGTGTACCTGGCTCGTGGATCATCAGAATTTTAGTAAGCGTTTTCTTCGCTCATATTTTCTAATGAGCTGACCTAAGTTGTATAGGTGTTGTGTTGTTCCCTCATTGAAGCCTGTGTGGGCTGATGAGGTAACCGTGTTGATGATTTCCCATCTAAGGTCTCTAATGTATACTGAGGTGTAGTGTATGTGTTGTCTCTTTCTGAGATACTTTTTAATCTTGTTCATCTTGCTTGGTTACTTTTTTGATTGCATTGCGTTCAATGATGCGGTCTGCAATTTTGTTGCCGACTCGCTGCATTGCCCGCCTCGCTCTTCGGTTGGGCTTATGGTCATTAGTCTTGTTCGATTCCATAATCTTCTTTGTCTCGGTTGCATAATGCTATTATGTCTTTCATCTCTCGTTGGTGTTTAGGTAATATGTTACATTCCATCTTTTGAATTCATAGTAAATTTCATTTCCATCAGAATCGTGTTTCCATTTCCTTGAATAATCTGGGAAGTTTTCAGAGTAGATTTTATTGCCGTGTGAATCATATTCAATGCTCCACCAAAAGCCGTTTTCGTTTTCATAGTAAATCACTTCCCCGTTATCATTCTTAATTTCAAATGGAAACTCTTT